GGCCCACCGAAAGGTGAGCCATGCGTGCTGCCTCTATGAGGCAGGCGCCGTTTTCACGACGTCTACAGGAGGTGTTATGCCGTTTGTCAAGCTGCCAACGGGCCAAAGTACGCGGTATTACCGATCGGATACAGGTCATGTTAATGACTCACAACCGATCATTTACGTTAACTTAAGCCCGGAGAATGCGAAGACATTTGTGCGGAACCCCAACTGGAAGGTCTTACTTGCTAAAGGTGCCGATGTTACTGCACCCTATACGAGACGAGAGTTTACTAGCCGTTGCAAATCTGCCAGTATATCTGGTCAGGCCCGCTATATGCCGGGAAAGCTCTCTATAGGTACTCACCACTGGGCCGAATCTTCTGGCACGTGTATTGTACTTCCCTCGTTCAGCATTTCTGCTAACCTCAACGATTCTGTCCTTAAGGACAAGGCGGTTGCTGGTCTTAAGCGAAAGCTAGCTGGTCAGACTAAGCAGATGAACTCCCTGGTACCGATTGTTGAACTTCGCGAACTTCGCAAGTTAATCGGCGGGATTGCTCAACTTACCGAGCCCCTAGTGGGAACTCTGCTGAAGATCCAAAGTAAGAAGCCATCGTCAAGTTCTGCTTCTCAAGCATCTAATGCTTGGTTGCAGTGGAGCTTTGGTGTCTCACCTTTAATCGGTGAAGCCAAAACACTCTCGGACAGTCTAAGTGATTTTTACTTAGGCACACCGAGAACACTTCGTTTGACGGGGACGGCTCGTAAGACTTGGGTATCAGGTTCGGGTCAACTGACCACGACTGGTATCTTCGGGACGATGCTTAAGTATAACACTGAGCTTGTTCACGAGTTGTCGTACCGGGTTATTGCTGGCGTAAATGTAACACTACGCAGCGATCCCAACTATGGCTTGCTCTCAGACCATCTAGGTATGAATATTCAGAACCTCGCCTCTGCGGCGTGGGAACTGACATCGTACTCTTGGTTGGTAGACTATTTCTCTACTATGGGAGATTTCCTCGATGACGCTTTCAGCCGATCCACTGGCTGGAATACGAAGTACGTTGTCATGGACAAACTGTACCGCGTAAGCGGTCGTACCCACGGAAAGTTCGTCCCCTCAGGGGCTCAGTTTGTAACGAGCTCATGTAAGGACGGAATTATCGATTATTTCGAATTTTCCCGTGAGAAACTTGGATCCATCCCTGCGAGACAGCTTCGGTTTAAAGAAACCGACGAAATCTCGCGTAACGCGGTCAATCGACTGCTCAATCTGACTGCCTTATTAGGTAGTCGTATAAAGTAAAGGAGCCTTACTATGGCTTTCGCACCTTCTACTCCCGTAACGGGAGCAACGGTAACGGGCCTCACCTCCCCTACCTACACCATCGTCGCTGACACCCCGCCCAGCATCAACGGCAAGCAATATGCCGTCACTACTCTTGGGGGTACCCAAACGGGCGTGGACGTGAATACGGTTTCGAAGCCGTTCACTATCAGCTTCTTTAGGCCGCAGACGCTGCGCGTACTTCCTGCAGCGAACCCGGTCACTGGTGTCATCAAGAACGTCCCGATGAATACGTACAAGCTTATCACCCGCAAGGGTGTGCTGCCTGCTTCCAACCAATCGGCTATCACTGCTCGTATCACTACGATCATTGAGATCCCGGCCGGTTCGGATACGTATGAGCCCGAAGATATCAAGGCTCTCATCTCTAGTCATTTCGGTACTGGCTTTGCCCAAGCTTCTGGCATCGCTGACACCGTGTTGACCGGCGTTCTTTGATTATGCAACCGAACGATGGCTGGTTCTCGGTACATCTGAAAACCTGCATAGTTATCGGGCTGGTTGCACTCCTTGGGTACCAGACTTTTCGTTACTGGTAAATACAACCTAAGGGATCTTTCTACTTATTGAGGTATCCTTATGAGAGTAAGTTTAAAAGGTGAAGAGAGACTCTTTGAGTTCTCTCGCCGTCTCCAAGAAGATCTGAGGAATCACGTAAGTGACCCAGCGGCCAGTCGGCTGATGGGGCGTCATCGAAAACGCTTCCTAGTGACCAGTACTGTTAAGGAGCTGAGCCGTACCGCCGAGATAAAATTCGTCGATATTAACTCAAGCATACCTGATCATACCGCACTAAGCGACGCAGTCAAAGCGAACGCGAGGTTATTTATTTCTCACGTTCTCGAAGGCTATACGTCAACTTGTGACCCTACTGATTTCCAGGGTGTCATTTGTAAAGAAGTGCTATCCGATCTCTGGCGATTTGGGCCTGGCGCGTCCGTAGGGACACGCTCAACCCATACTGCTGATAAGATACGGGAGCACATGACTTACACCAGTCTTGCAGAGCTCGATGTTCAGCGATTGCGTAATCGGAACCCATATTTCTCGGTGCTTGACGCATCCAAGAAGAGTGGTATCCAGCAAGTCGCGGGCTCTAAACTTGGTTTTGTTCCTAAGAACGAGGACACAGTACGTACTATCGCCACAGAACCTTCCGGTAATATGGCCTTGCAGCTTGCTGCGGGTCAGTATCTTAGTAATGCCCTTAAGTGGGCGGGACTTGATATCAAAACACAACAGCCAAAGAACAAACGGCTGGCGTGCATCGGGAGTGTAACAGGCGATCTGGCTACGCTTGACTTATCCAGTGCTTCGGATAGAATTAGCATAGCACTTGTACGTGACCTGATGCCCCCTGAATGGTATCGCTACCTCATGAGGCTGCGAAGCCCCGTGACACAGTTGCCTTCAGGAGAGCATGTCGAGCTCAAGATGATTTCGACCATGGGTAATGGCTACACCTTCCCGCTAATGACGCTGCTAATTACTAGCCTCGTTTACGCGGTCCGGTGCGAGCAATATCCACGCAGCCAGCCTGCTCGTCGTCTCGACTGGTCAGCGCACGCAGTATTTGGAGATGATATAATTGTCCCCACTGCAATAGCTGACAGTCTTATTGACGTACTTCAACAGGCAGGTCTTGTCGTTAACACTGACAAGAGTTATGTGACAGGGCCATTCAGAGAGTCATGCGGAGGCGACTACTTCCTTGGGAGGGATATTACTCCTTTCTACGTGCGTAGTCTTACCTTCCCCTCTGATATCTACGTAGCGATTAACCAGTGTATCTCATGGATCGTACAGCACGAAATAATGCTGCCGGCCACTATGATGTATCTGGCGTCGCTTGTAGATAAGCCTTTCCTCGTCCCCGAATGGGAGGACCCCAGCAGTGGGATCCTTACACCAGACGGGCCTCGTATTTATAAACGCCTCGAGGTTGTACCAACAACTAGAACGCTACCAGATGACGACCTATTCTTGGTCCCTCTGGCGGCAGGTGGTTATGTTACGGGAGGACCTTCCGGACGCACGATCTACACCTTACGGTGCAACGATGTGCGACGAAAAGTTCGGAAGTGCAGGATACCGCAAGGGTTCTGCGATGGGTCCGATCCGCATTTACGGTCGGCAAGTGCCTCTCTACGCGCAGGCTTATTAGCGCGTATCTACTTCGGTT